CCTAAGTCCCGCCACAAACGTGTTCGTGACATGATCATGCAGGAGTATTTCAGCTGGTGTGTTCAGATCGGTGAGTATGTTTACATCTCTACCTACCGTATCACATCTGGCAAGCCGTACACTAGCATGCTCGGCTCTCTCCTGACTCGCTTCAAGCTCGTTAAGGCTTGGTTAACTATCCTTCGTCGGGAGCACCCTGACATCTATCTCGCCATCAACACTTATGATGACTGGCTCAAGGTTTTTCGCTGTATTACCTACGGCGATGACTTTGTAGCTGGTGACATCTCTGGTGTCATTACAAACAGGCGACTCCAGAAGATCTTTGCTGATGAGGGTCATGAGCTTACTGATCCTGATAAGGGGTCAGAAATGCCTGACTATTATTCCTGGGACGCTGTTCGCTTTCTGAAGCGATGCTACACCCCGTTCCATGATCACCCTTCCCCTGGTATCATGCTCGCCCCCCTTCCTGAGGATGTGGTTGATTCCATTCCCTATTACTACGAGCCTGATTCTCGCCGCCCTGCCGACATTCTCCGCGAGAAGATGGAGAGTGCTCTCTCTGAGTGGCTTCACTTCGGTCGTGCCAAGTACGACCAGATGCGCGATATATATAATGCACACCTTATTTCAATTGGTGAACGCCCGATCAGCACCAACTACGCGCTTGATCTTAAGCGCCTAGCTGGCTCAATCTAAGCGTCACCACCCCTGATTCCACTCGGGGGTTAGGTAGTGGAAACCTTCTTAGCCGTGACCCACAGTGCCTACGCTGTGGTAGCTGCCTCCAAAATTTGCGAGAAGACCAGTAGGAACCCCCGCCCTAGTAGCCAGCGGTTGGCGACTAGTCAGCGTTCAAAATACCGTCTATCGATACTCCTGTACAAGCGAATGATCGCCTCGCTCCCCAAGGCATCAAAACAAACTCCGAGACCGTTGAATATTCGGATCAGACCATTATGATTGACTCCAATCAACCAGCCCCGCGTCAATTCGCCTCAGCTCCTACGAGTCCTGAGCCAGCATCTGCGTCCCTTTCGCGTAGCTACAAGATGCTTGAAGTTGCGTGGACAGACACCGACGCTCAAGGTGCAACACTTGCCACTATCCACTTGCCTGACGATCTGTGCAACGAGACGTACATCTCGAAGCGCATGGCTGAGCATGCCTATTTCAAATACAAGGCAGTCCGCCTCACAGTTCGTGTCAACACCAACAAGTACCAGTACGGCTCGCTCATGGTGTCGTACCGGCCATTTTATAACAACGCAGTTGCCCACCGTGTTGAGGGCATTTATGCACGTTCCCAGTGCAATGCTGTTGTTATCACTGCATCCACTGGTGCTAGCACCACAATTGACGTGCCTCTTGTCATGCCCAAGGCACTTCTTCCTATCCACGCGATTGGGTCTACCCACTTCTCGTATGGAGGTACTGTGTGGATTGATGTTCTCAACCCTCTTGACCAGATTGGTGATGTGGAAACCTCCTGCACCGTGAGTGTCTTTGGAGAGTTCATTGAGCCCAAGCTCTACGGCTTGTCTCCAGGAAACGAGCTCCCTGAAGCTGTTGCCCACTCTAAAGGTGAGTCGATAGCTAAAACGGAACGCCGTGGCTTTGTTTCTGAAGCCATGGAGAAGGTTGCCCCACTCCTCGAAATGGTCCCTGCATATGGACCTCCTGCAGCCGCTGCAGTCCGTGCGCTCATCCCATTCGCCAAAACCGCCGGTCTTAACAAGCCTGCGACTTTGTCCTCTCCCCAGTATATCACCGAAGACCAACACCCTCACTTTGCCCAAGGCGCTGGTGTTGATGTCGCTACCCGTCTCACTATCCGCCCGGAAGCTGAAGTCTCTGTCGACCCTGCTATCGTCGGAGATGAGAAGCGCTTGTCTTCACTTGTCGAGATTTGTAAGCACCCCACCCTCGTCAAAGTTGCGTATTTTGACTCTGAGGCGCTCCCAGATGTTGTCCAGTTCTACTTCCACTGTTCACCATTTGGGGCGACACTCGTTCAGTACGACTCAACTTTTTGCTTTGTGCCTCCATATGCCGGGTGGTACGCCAACATGTTCCGCTACTTCCGAGGCTCCCTCCGCTATGTGTTTCACTTCGTCACCTCCCCATTCATCAAAGCTCGAGTTCGGATCAGCTATGACCCTCGTGGCACGAATCAAGGTTCTGGTTTCATGACTGGTGATGCATTCTCCAAGATTGTCGATATTTCTGGCGATACAATCGTCGATTTTATCGTCCCTTGGTTGAGTGAGGAGCATTACCTCAGATCACCGGTCACGAATTCTGATCTTTTTGCTGCGGACGTCTTTTCAAAGACATCCATTGGCACACTCGCAGTCTCACTCGTTGACTATATCAGCAGCCCTGACACGACAGATGTTGTCGGTGTTTATTGCAATATATGGGAGTCTGCGTGCGATGACTTCCAGTGTATTGGGTTTAGCACCCCGATGATCCATCGTATACCTGTCTACACTGAAACCCCCACCGCAATTGCTCAGTTCGACTCTCGTGCACACTTCAAGACCACATCCCAACCCCTGATGGATGCTGCTCCTGTCCTTGAGTTTGGCATCTGCTCTGGAGACAATGAGATGGATTTGTATTCTCTCCTCAAGCGATACACTGACGTCCCTACTTCCTTGATTGACACCAGCCAAAGCACCGTGATTGTCACTCCAGAAGTCAATTATGGAGAGTGGTCTGCCACCTCCTACTTGTGCTACCCATTCATGTTCTACCGTGGTAGCATGAGAGTGCTTGATCTCAATAGTGGCCCCACAGTCCGAAATGCCATGTTGTTTTACTCATTCGGTTCTGGGGATGTCACTTGGGAAGACGGCACCAATGGTGACGACATTGTCCTTCCCGGGCGAAGTCTTGGTACATACGAGATCCCCTGGAAGAGCAGCCTCGCGTTTAGAGAGGTTGTCCCTGTTAACCTTGACCACCAGGATACCAACTTTGCTATGCTGTACACGCTCACTCCCTCTCCACTCGTTGATTGGTTCCGCCAATCAGTCGGTGATGACTTTTCACTTGGGTGGCTCTCGAATACTGGTGTGCTGTTTACTACTACAGCAGTTCCAGCTCCCTCTGCCACCAAGAAGCCTAAAACTACTGCTTCTAAAACTGACCTCCGCCAGGCGGTCAATCAGCCACTTGTGACTGAAAGTACTGGCACTCCTGTTGCGTAAGCAACACCACTGCGTTCGTGCAGTTAGGATTTGCACTCCTGTTCTTGTGCAAACCCGCACCGGTTATTTATATTTTCTATGGTGTATGGTCCCCCCATCGCGAGCAACCTGCCGCCTAAGCTATAGGCTAGGTAAAATTGGGAACCACTGAT